AGGAAATGACAAGGCAGCAGCACGAGGAATTACTGGATGTATTACTGAAAAGCAAGGCGAAGGTTTTAATCAGCGGCTATGAGAGCGACCTCTACAATGATGCCTTGAAAGATTGGCACAAAGAGAAAATATGGAGTGCGGCCAGAAACTCTTCAAAGAAAAAACAAGAGGTGCTTTGGATGAATTTTGAGCCGATGCAGCAAATGCGGTTGTGAGGAGGGATAAGCATGACAAGAAAAGAAGCTCTGGAATATTTGAAACATCGTTTTATGGAGACCGGAAGTCCCTTGAACCCATCATGGGAATCATTGGAAGAACTTAAGAGACATTATGGAGCCATTGGTATAGCAATTTCTGCACTGGAACAGCAAGTGCCGAAGCAACCGGACTTTGAAGGTGATGGGTATGACGAGGATGGAGAGATCATATTTGACGAGTGGTTATGCCCCTGTTGCAGAACCAGATACGAGGTAGATTATGACGATTATAAGTTCTGTCCTAATTGCGGACAGGCGATTGATTGGAGTGTTGAACATGATACAGAAATGGATTGAGACAGAAAAAATGAAAAGGATGACAATGGATAACGTAGAAGAAATGGGTATGTTCGGTCTGGCACATAACTGCTGCTACATTGATGAAAACAGAAATACCAGATACAGAGATTTCGAGATGGACATTGATGCAAGAGAGTTGGCAAAGGGACTGCTGAGAGAATTGACAGAAGATGCGGTGTCTTTTGAATCGGATGAGGACTTCGATGATTGGATGGGTTGCTACATCGGAGAGGATGGTATATGCACACAAAGAGGCCTGATTGCCAATTTCTATCAGAATCTTTGGGCTATGGCGGAGTTAAGAGAGAAGCTCAAATATTATGAGGACTTGGAAGAACAGGGGCGGTTGTTGGTGCTGCACTGCAAGGTCGGAGATACGGTGTATGAAATCCTCGAAGAAACCGTACCGAACCACTATTTTTATATCAGCGAGCACAAGGTGCAGGATGTATCGGTAAAGGCTGTCAAGTATGCTGACGAATGGGAACCGTATGACTATGAGAACCTGTATTTCACAAGAGAAGAAGCGGAAGCGGTACTGGAGAAAAGGAGGAAAGATAATGGATTTTAACAAGGAATACAGCGAGAAATTTGACGAGTTACGGAAGAACAGAATCAGGGTAAGCTTTCACAAATACGGCTCTGCGGCAGATAATTTCGGGAAAGGATTTGTGCAGGCAATTCCAACTCTGGAGAAGTGTTTGGACAAATATAAAGCGACCGGAAACACAGAATATTTGTGCGATCTGGCGAACTATGCCATGTTTGAATTCATGTATCCACAGCATCCAAAGGGACATTTTCGTGCAACAGACAGCAGGGAAAGTGCAGGGATTGTTGGGCTGAGTGTGAACGAGGCGAAGGGTATTAAGTCATGGTAAATTTTGGAGAAATTACAGTAGCAGACAGACTGTTTTAAGCAAAAGCATGAGAGAAAAAACAGGTAAATAAACATGGGAGATTACATTTTTTATCGAAAGAAAAACTGATAGCTACCAGAGTAAAAAGAGAGAAAAGGTGAAATCAAATTCTTTCTTTTTTACATCCAAATGACCTGTATTTTTCTTGGAAAATTACGGTTTCTGGAGTGCCAAAACGGGTATTGGCAGTTTGGCATGGGTTTGGCATTTTTTGATAGGGAATATTTCCTGAAAAATCAATGATTTTTGAGGTTCTGACGAAAATCGAAAAATCCACCTAAAGAAAAGGGGGGTAACTGGAGTTAAAAACAGCACTAAATGACCGTAGGAAAACTAACAGAGGAGGACTAAAAGTTATGATGATTTTGAAGTGTAGATTAACAACGATTGAGGCAATGCTTGGAACTGCAAGTAATAACAAAGAAATACATAGTGAATTTATTGCAAGCCATGCGCCCGATGCGCCGAGCAGAGAGGAAGAGATTGAGGCTGTAGGCGTAGAGGAAACGATAGAAAAAGGCATGACTGTATTCCCGAGAAATAAGGACGGGCAGCCTATCCTATGGGACTACCAAATTAAAGGATTTTTTAAAGATGCCTGCGGTTCCCTGAGGAAGATAAAGGAAAGCAAAAGCAGCGGCATCAGAGCGTACAAAAAAGAGATTGACGGATTGATTTTTATTGAGGAAAGAGAAATTTTAATTCAGACGAAGGAGCCCATTGAAAGCTGCCAGAGACCCTTGCGGGCGCAGACAGCGCAAGGTGATAAAAACAGTCTGGCGAACAGCGAAGAAATTGCAGCGGGAGCTGTTATGGAATTTTCTATTATAGTAATGTCGGATGGTCTTGTGCCGGCGGTGAAGGAATGGCTGAGCTATGGCAAGCTGCGTGGCCTTGGGCAGTGGCGCAACAGCGGGAAGGGTAGATTTGTCTGTAAGATTTTGGAGGAAAGATTGGCAGAGTTTGCAGACATTCTGGAATAAGTGCGATAAGTGCGATGGAACGGCAATGGGATGTAGGGCGGGGCAATGGCAAAGCATAGACTGGCGCAGAGGCGCAAAGGCAGAGCATGGAAGTAGAGCATAGAAAAGCAGAGAACTGAAATACAGAGCAAAGGCAATGAGGGGAAATGAGAGGAAATGAGAAGCAATGGCAAGGCGAGGCAAGGTGGGGCAGGACGAAGCAAGGGCATGGCACCGTAACGCCAGGCAACGAGCATACAATAGAATCAAAGAGGAGGGATAACTTGCGGAAAGATATTTTGGTTCAGTATTGTGACTTGCAGCAGGAAGCGAAGGATATACGAAAGAGAATTGAGAAAACGCAGGCTCGGCTTAATAGAATTCAAAGGGGTGGAACGGTTCTCGATTCAGTCTCTGGGACAAGAGCAGATGGGACCATCGGGAGTATCAGGATAGAAGGATTTCCTTTTGGAGATTTCAATAAACAATGGGAGCACCTTAACAGATATGCGGAAAGTCTTTCGGCAGCGGAAGCAAAGCTGCTGGAGCAGGCAGCGGAGGTTGAGCAGTACATAAGAACAATCGAGGACAGCAGGATGCGGCGAATCATTCAATACAGAGTAATCGATGGACTGTCATGGTATGAAGTGGCGGACAGGATTGGAGGGAAGGCAACGAGTGAGAGTTGTCGGAAGTATTTTGAAAGATTTTTAGAAAAATGCTGAAATGTCCTACATGTCCGCCGGAAATGTGGTAATGTGATATTAGCCCGAAAGGGCATAGTGAAACCCCCGTCCGATACACAAGAAATTGGAACTCTCCGTTTAATCCTACAAAAAAAGAGGCAAGAAAGAGGTATCTGTTGAAGATGCCTCTTTTTTGTGGAACAAGTTTGATTGATTGCTGTGTCCAAGGTGGTGTCATAAGAGGGATTAAGAATTAAAAGCACTCTGATAGTATCGGGGTGCTTTTTTCGCGCGAAGGTGGAGGATATTATGTTAAAGTCATGTCCGTATTGTGGGAAGATTCATGATAAAAAATATAATTGCCCGAAGAAGCCGGTTAGGCAGCGGCAGGATAATAGGCAAAGCAAATTCCGTTCTACATACAAATGGACGAA